TCCTGTGAGGCGTATGATCCTGCAAAATCAGCGGCGCTTGAGGTATTGTCAAGCGTAGTGATATTGATCGTTTTGCCCCTTTGTGAAGCCTCGTCATTGAATGAAGAGGAAAAGGCTTGGACAGGAGCGAGCACCGAGGTAAAGGTCTCAAGCGCGCTCTGCGAGATTATGTTGTTCTGTAGATTGGCGTTGATTGTATTAGCCATAATTTAGTTCCTCCGTAATGATGAAAGGATTGCTTGTTTGTTTTGTTTCCAAATGTGAGTTTGTTCTGCTCCGTCTGAGGCAAGAAAGTTTTCGACAAGTTTAGGGTCTGCTTTTTTCGGCTCGGGATTAACATCAAGGGCAATTTCCTCACCCTCAAGAGCCTTGGATAGACTAGCATTTTCTGCCGTCTTTTCTTCAAGCTTTGCTTCTAGTTCAGCAAGTCGTGCTTTTAGGGCATCTATTTCTTGCTTGGCTGAAAGCTCCTCCTCTTCTTTTTCTATTTCCTCTGAGTCTTCAGTGGAATCCTCAACCTCTTGGGCATCGTCCTCAGAGTTTTCCTCCTCGTCCTTTTCTTCCTCCTCGGGTTCAGCTAATTGGACAGGAGTTTTCTCCTCTTCGTCCTCGGTTAGTTTGATTTCCTCGTCCATAATTTTTGCTTGTTTCGTTTTCTTTGAAAATAGTCCGTCTTCATTAGCCGCAGGAGCGTCAACAAAATCAGCGCTTGCAATGTGATTAAATCGTACACTTGGGATTTTTCTCACTGCTCCTTCACCATCAGAGTCTTGGATTGAAAGTTCTTTTCCGTCCTCGTACACCCAAACGAGTTCCGCCTCAAAGACCAAGGAAAGCCCAAATGCATCGGGCATTTCTTTTGCCAAATCAAAAAGTCGGTTAAAAGATTCGGTTTGATCGTCACGAAAAGAATCTAGTGCCTTAAACTTTTCTGCTTTGAGTTTTCCTTCATCTATATAAAAGCCCGAAAAGACCCCTACTTGCTTGAGCATCCTATCCTCTTTCAGTGCACCATCGTGAGTGATAAAGGCAGGAAGGTTGCCTTGCCCAAGAACTTCTAAGGCAGTCGCCAAAGATATGCCATCAACGAAAATTCCATGACCTTTAGCGTCTCCTAATTGAATCAAAGATACTGCTTCCATCGTGCCATCCACAACATCGACTTGATAACCTTTTCGAGTCTTTTTTCCGCTCTTGTAGAAAGCGACTCTTTGAAATTTTCTAGAGGCTTTTTCTGTCTTGCCCTCAAGATACTCTGCTTGGACTTCACAAATGGCGCGCCTTTGTCCCTCGTCATATTCTCCCACCATGACATCATCACCCATGCATCGGTCGATGAAATCGTCCTTGGTTTCGTTATCGTTTGGAACTGGAATTGGCATGATGTCTAATTTTTCGAGTTTGCTTGCTCTAGTTCGAGCCCAAGATTGTCCTGCATCTCCACCCCATAAAGCCCAAGCTATTCGTCCTGCGCTCGGATATCCCTTTTGACCTCTTTTGAATCCTTGGCCTTTCTTGTCTACCTCGTGACGAGAGAAAAAAGAGTGCATCCTCTTGATTGTACTGGGTGAGAGATTGGCTCGGTTGGAAATGTCTCGTGCTCGGGCAACTCCAACTTGAGTGCCTCCACGCTTGAACTCCTTGCGCCATTCGAGACCCCTTTGAGCCTCCTCTGCCATTGCTTCGGTTGGACGAGTATCCACTCACTGTTTTCCTTTAGGCTTTTCGTTGGCTTTGCTTGCAATTTGCTTCTTGGCATATTCAAGTTCCATAGTGGTCAGTTTAGCCTCAAGCTCTTTATTTGGGTTCTTTATGTATTCAAAAACTATTTCTCTCATAAATTTAATTCCTCCACTTTCTTATCCTCTTGTAAGTCAACCAAGTTTACATTTGCAAAGGTTGGCAACGGATTGAAAAGGTCTCTCCAATCATCAAGTCCATGCTCTTCGGCAATGATTCGAGCCATTGAAATATTCTTTGCTTTTTTCTCCAATGCTTCTCCTGCTGAAGTTCCAAAAGTGCTTGCAATGTCATCAAGCGAAAGTGCTCCCATTGATAAATAGGCTTGATCAGATTTGACTTGAGCGGCTCGATTAATCCATCGAAAGGACGGAGGTTGCCAATCTACTCGGAAAGGATTTGTGCCTTCGGGGATTTCGATCTCTCCGTCCCGTACCCACTTGCCAACTCTCCACCTCCACCATCGACTCATAACCGAAAACAAATCTCTTTGATTGGACTCAATGGTTGATTGGTAAAGTAAGACCATTCCTTGACTTGCCGAAAAAGAACTCTGTCCGATTGTCATCAAAAGAAACTCCAAAGGCACTCCAACAGATGCCCCGATCTTTCGGAGTCTATATTCCAAATATTTGATTGCATCCGAGTTTGGTCTCCCACTTGGAGATATAACAGAGACATCCTCATCGGGCTCAAGATAGTGAAAGCGTCCCGGCTCAAAGGACTCCAATTGGTCTGCTTGATCTCGTCCGTCTGCCGTTGCCGAGAGCTCAAAATCTGTTGCTCCGTCTCGTTTGATTACTGCACTTAGAGAGGCCGCAACCTTTGCTCCAACCATCTCAATCATATCGTATTCCTCGACATCTTGAAGATCGTTGCAAACGCTTGCCAATTCGGGAACTCCACGGAGTTGATTTGGGCGCATGATCTTTCTGTGAAATATAAAATTTCTGCCAATAATTCTGCGCACATCATCGAGCCCACCTCCATCGGTTCGATTGCCGATAAAGTATGCCATAGGTCTGCCCTCGGGGTTGATCTCTATCCCCTCGACAATTCTCTTGTTTGAGATATCCACCTCCGTCCTTGTGCTCCCTTGCATTGGATTTCTGAAATAATCCATGCCTCCACTTTCGAGTCCGATCCTATCTCCCTCAACCAATTGGACTCTGCCCGATTTGTGGAGAAACAAACCACCATCTCCAAAAATCATCGGGAGGCTTGCAAGTTGCATTTGCACCTCCCTCATGGTGAGGGTCTGAGTGATCTCGGGATCATTTGAATAATCCGCCCATTTTTCCTGCAAAATCCCATCGAGGTCATCATCCCCACTTTTTGGGCGTGGGAAAATTCCTGCCCCCACCACATCGGTCTCTCTTAATCGGCAAAGGGAACGGACGAGCGGATTGTTTCTCCGAGCGTCCAGTAATCGGGCAATCACTTTCTCCCTATCTCCTGCATCTAGTTCAGCTTCTTCGGGTCGGACTCCAAGGTTGGGATTGTAACCTCGCAGTCGTGAATGTTCAGCCGCCCGATAACCATATCCGAAAAGATACTTTGAAGCCTTGCTCAATCGCTTAAAGAATCCATTGCTCTTGTTTTTTTTCATCGAAATCATGGCTTTTGGAGGTTTGGAAGATTGGAAAAATCTGCTTTTGTTCGTCCTGTGATTGTTCCCTCGGCAAGCAGGATTTTTCTGTCATACCGATCAATCTCCTTTTGTAAGTCCTTCATCTGCATGTAAATTACTTGCCGATCTTGGAATGAATACTGACTCATCGGAGTCTTTGCCTTGTCCTTGTAGGACTCGATCAATGAGTCTCTGATCTCTCGGAGGATGCCGAGATCGTTTGCACTTCTCTTGCTTGCCATGCCAATCGGGCAAGCGTCAATTTCCCCGATCCTATCTCCGCCCGGCAGGGGTAAAGTAAAAGCCAATAATCAACGGATAAACACAACTTATGGCGAAGAGGGAGGCGTGGCCGGTGGTGACCACCACAGGGGTTTGCTCAACTGGAAAAGTGATGAGTCCGAAAAGAAAGGACTTTGTGCCTTCTCCTCCAATGTTTGAACTTGTAAGGATTGGAACTGACGGATAAATGGTGCAGAGGATTGTCGTGGCTGAGAGGGTGCACATCCCAATAAGAGCCAAGAGCCTCCGAGTATGACGAGTATATGCGCCACCATCCCCCGAGTTGAGTGCTTCTTGATACTTGATGACGAAATCATTGTTTCTTGCCTCCCTTGCCATTTCCAAATCATATTTCTGTTGCTTAGAATCCGAGATCGTCCCGAATACTCCTTTGAGGATTGAGCCCATGGCTGAACTCCCTCCTGCCGTGATAAACATCGTGATGAGC